TTGTAGATGTTTCAAGACCAAAAGTAGGTTTTGAAGAAATGCAGTTAGACGTGTACAACTCAAAGGTATTCTTAGCAGGTAAGTATACTTTTGAAACACTAACATTAAACTTACGTGATGATGCTAGTGGCTTTGTACAGAAGCTAGTCGGCCAACAGGTCCAGAAGCAGTTCGACTTTGTTGAACAAGCATCTGCTAGATCAGGTATTGACTACAAATTCTCAACTAAAATTGAAGTACTAGACGGTGGTAACGGTACTAGTGAAAACGGAGTAAGCGTATTAGAAACAGCAAACATGTATGGTTGTTTCCTAACTAACGTAGACTACGGTGACGCTAACTACGCTACTAACGAAGCTATGCAAGTTGCACTTACTATACGTTTTGATAACATGGTACAGTGGGGCGCAGGTGAGCAAGGCGTTGGCGTTGGAATTGGCGCAAACGTTGGAAGAACAATTGGTGAATCTACTACAGGTTCTTCAGGCGCACAAGGCTAATAATTTTTTAAATAAAATAGAAGAAGCTCGGATTATTTTCCGGGCTTTTTTTATGGCTAAATAATAGTATGGCAAACAAATTCACAAGATTTCTCAGCGATTTTGCAACTGGACTTACTCAACCTAAAGGTATTATGGGTAACTATACCCATGCCACAAGACTGTTCATTGATAATACAATGCGTCTTGCACCTAAGACTAAATTTAATTATTATGTTAGGTTTGAAATGGATCCAATTGCTGTTAAGGCTGCTAACTTTAAGTCCAAACACGCTGAAGAAACAGGACTACTAGTTAAAGGTGTAGACTTGCCTAAGTTTAGTTTCCAAATGGATACACTAAACCAGTATAATAAAAAGCATAACGTTTACAAAAGAATTCAATACGATCCTGTACAGTTTACTATGCATGATGATAACCAAGGTGTTATAAGTGCTCTGTGGGCGTTGTACTATGGTTATTATGTTGCCGATAGGAATAATCCTACAGCAGCATTTGATAGAGATCAATATAGAAACAAAGATACTAACAACTATGCATTTGGTTTTGATAACGGCTCAACTGCGGACTTTTTTAAATCTGTTACTATCTATACAATGGGACGTAGACGCTTTGTTGGATACACACTAGTTAATCCAAAGATTCAACAGTGGACAGCAGGCGGTATGGACTACGCAGCAGGGTCTGAAACTGCTGAAAGTTCTATGACATTACAGTACGAAGCAGTCCAGTATACAGCAGGAACAATAAGTCAAGGTTCACCTAAAGGCTTTGCAACACTACATTATGATACAGTTTCATCTCCATTAGGAGTTGCAGGCGGAGGAACAGGATTACTACTAGGAGAAGGTGGTGTACTTGATGGACTTGAATCTATCTTTGGTGCTGTTGGTAACGGAAGTGCGTTTGAAAGTCCTAAATCATTTTTAGGTACAGCAATTGCCGCAGTTAACACATATAAAAATATTAGAGGGTTAAGTAAAGATTCTATTATTAACGAGGGTGTTAATATTTTAACAAGCCCAGGTGGCATACAACAAATTTCAAATACAATATCAGGTGCAGCAGGAATATTCTTTCCGAAGAATGATGCAGCCAACGGAACTACTACTGCAACGAAAAAAGTAACACGTGGCGGCACCGGCATAGGAAGACAGGATATAGGAACATAACATGCCTACTAATTTACCAGCAAAAGAAATACAAGATAGTGCAGCACGTACTAGACTTTACTTTGACCAATACGGCAAATCACCTTTACAATATAATGCTGTTGACTATGACGCAGCAATTATGTTTTTTTTAGATAAAGGGTTTGATAATAGTGCAGCAGAAGTTGTTGCAACATCATTATTAAAACAAGCAAAGTTAGAAAACATGCCTATAACAAAAGTTTTAGATGATATTACTGGCTTAGAACAATTAGAAATTAGTGCATTGGTTGCCGAAGTTCTAAATAATAACAGACCAGCAACCTCAACACTAGGATACCGTACACCGGTAGAAGATGTCTCAAAACAACGTAACGTGAGTGCTTAATATGCCTAAATTTGCTCAAGGCAGATTTGAAATGAAAAACCCCAGCAAGTATGTTGGTACTAAAACACCAATGGCCCGTTCAAGTTGGGAAACTGTTTTTATGAAGATGTTAGATGAACATCAGGGTGTTGCAAAGTGGGCAAGTGAAAGTATACAAATACCTTACAGAAGCCCATTAACAGGTAAGCACACAATTTACGTACCTGACTTCTTTATTGTTTATGCAGATAAAAAAGGTAAGCAACATGCAGAAGTAATAGAAGTTAAACCTAAAAATCAGTCATTTAGAGAAAGTGTTGGTAAAAGTAGATACAATCAAGAGCAATACTTACTCAATATGGCAAAATGGGAAGCAGCTACAGCATGGTGTAAACAGAAAGGACTACGTTTTAGGGTAGTAACTGAAGAAGATATTTTTCACACTGGACCGAAACGAAGATAAGTAAAAGTATGACAAAGAAATTAGAAGAACTTTTTAATATGGAAGAATCAAAAGAAGAACCTAAAGAGGTTGAAGCTTCTGTAATAAAGGCTGAAGAAATGGAAGCTGAAATAAAAAGCGTAGATCAAAGTTATCAAGCAATCCAAAACATTACTAAAGAATTACCAGCAGTAAGAGAATTGGATACACTAGGTGAAACGGATCTAGATCACTTAGCTGATAAGGCTGAGAAAGCATACGATGATCTAATGGATTTGGGCATGAATGTAGAAGTACGTTACAGTGGACGTATTTTTGAAGTGGCTGGTAGTATGCTTAAAAATGCAGTAGATGCTAAATCTGCTAAAATTGATAAGAAGTTAAAAGCCGTAGATTTACAGATGAGAAAGCTGAAACTTGATCAAGATTCAGGTGAAGATCCCAACGAATTAGTAGATGGATCAGGCTATATCATGCTAGATCGCAATGAACTAATGAAGAAATTAGGCGGAAAGGAATAAATACTAATATGAAAACGTTCAATGAATATTTGACAGAAAGCAAAAAAGTGTACAGCTTCAACGTAAAAGTAGCAGGTGAAGTTCCTGAAGGCTTTTGCGATAGACTAAAGTCATGTATGGCTTCTAGAGAAGTAATAACTTGCGAAGAGATGTCAAAAACACCAGTTACGGAAGTTCCTATGGATTTTCCAGAACTAAACAACATGGAAGTAACTACATTTAATCTTGTTACAAACTATCCTATTACTCCGCAAGAAGTACATAAGAGCTGTTGTGAAGAGTGCGGGTGTGTTGAAGATCGTTGTAAAGTAAGAAACAGTGCCAGCCCAACTGAAGAGTATCAAATTAATGATGACAAAAGAGAAGGCGCACTATTACACGACAACGAATATAAAGAAGCAGGCAAAGTCAAATACAAAGACTACTTTGGTGATGATTTTAACAAATCATTTTTGAAAGACTTACAGAAAACTTCTAAAGAACGTAAGAAGGAATTAGGACACGATAAATTAAAAGCAGACGTACTTGCAGACGTTCCTAAGATTAAAATCGACAAAGCGGGTGTTAACAGCCCTGTAGGGAGTAAATAATGAACTTTAATGAACTTATGCAAAAAATGCGTGAGCTTGACACAACTGATGCCCCTGTTACAGAGATGCCAGTTCCTATGCCACAGGCTCCAATGACAGCACCTGAACAAAAAGACAAAGCAAGAATGAATGTTAATATCAGTGCAGAAGGCGATGCTATTGATGACGTATTAAAATTAATGACAAAAGTTAATCCAGATATGATTAACCAACCAGAAAAACCAGACTTACCAGACATGCCAGACATGACTATTGCTATGCCAAAGCCAATTAACAAATTGATTCCAGACTTTGATAGCGATAACGATAATAAGCCAGGTGGTGATATGGACATGGACATGGACAAAGATGACCATGATGCAGATCACGATATGATCAAAGGTTTAGACAAAGACGACGATGGCGACCACGACATGGACGACCACGACGCAGAGAAAAAAGATAAAGAAGAAGCATATGCTAATGAGCCTGATGAAGATCACAGAGACATTGACTACATGCAAAACAAATTAGCAGGTGGAATGAACCGTCCTAAGGATACACATCCTAAAGTAGCAGATGGTGACAATCCTATGAAAAAAGTAAAAGAAGGTGATGACCTAAGAGCTCAAATTAAAGCTGAACTTGCACAACGTTTAGCAGAAGCTAAGGGAGAGAAGTAATGGCAGATTTAACACAAGCAACAATCGGCGGCGGCAGTGCAGTAAAGGTTGCTGAAAACAGAAAACCATACGCTGATATGACAGCTATACATTACAACGGCAACAAAAACTTAACAGTATTTGAAATTGCATGTGGTGCAGCAGTAAACGCTCAAACAGGAAGCGGACTAGCAATTGAAAGCATTATGCGTATTGTTGAAAAATATTGTACTGTTGTTATTCGTGGCGCACTATATGGTACAAACCAAAAGTTTGCACTTGTAGTTGAGCAATCAAATGATTCATTAGACTATGATGGCGCAGGTGCTGAGACACTTGTTGAGCAAATTGAAGATGAAATTATTGCACTAACTGACTTATCAGGTGCTACACCAGCACAAATTGACTTTACTGGTGTTACTTGTACAGTAAAAACTACGCTAGAATTAGCATAATACTGCTATTATAAGATTCAATAGCACCTTCGGGTGCTATTTTTTTGAGTAAATACTAGTATGGCAAAGAGTTTAGATGGCGTTCAGATAAAGAAGGCCCACAGCAAAAATAAATTTACATTAGAAGAAGTCAAGCACTTAGAGGCTTGTATGGATCCTATCACGGGACCATTATACTTTTGTGAAAACTTTCTAACCATTCAACACCCTGTAAAAGGATCAATGAAGTTTGAGCCTTATGGATTTCAACGAGAACTAATTCAAGCATATGCAGAAAATAGATATTGTGTTGCTATGTTACCTAGACAGATGGGTAAGACGACCTGTGCTGCTGGATATCTATTATGGTATACAATGTTTACACCTGAATCGCAGGTGCTAATTGCTGCACACAAATATACTGGTGCGCAAGACATTATGAATAGATTTAGATATGGATATGAAACACTACCTGACTTTGTTCGTGCTGGTATCTATACATATAACAGAAACACAATTGAATT